ATCGTAACCACCACATACTGCAAATGTAAATTTACGATAATTTATATTTGTTAATACATTATCAACACCTGTTTGACTTTCTAAATTATATGGTGTTGTAATAAATGTTGTTCCTGTAATAGGTGCAGCATTAACTGATAAATGAAAACCACTTGTTGTTGTGATAGACGACGTACCTTTAAACTTAAATAAATCTTTATCATATCCTATTTGTGAAGAAAGACCAAAACTTATTTTTTTAACTTTATCACCTGATGATTGAATTTCGGAACCATCTACATTATATCCAACAATATCACCCGCATCATAAAATTCAGTTTTATACATTATTGAACCTAATGTGGAACCTGAAAATGAAGAATTATTTACAAAACCTTTAAATCCTGCTGGAAACGCATCCACTGGATGATTTGATGCCATATTCAACATGATATATTTTGAACGTAATTCGTATTCAGTATCAGATGTTCCAACTTTTCTAGCAATGTAACCAGGTAAATCTGGATTCATTGAACAACGTGAGAATTTTTCAATTACAACTTGATTTTCATCAGTATCATTAAAATCTCTAACTAAAAGATCAAATTCACCAGTTTCAATATTAATATTTATAATTGAAATTTTAATTTGTTCGTTTGCACTATTTCCATCAGAAACAGTAATTACTTGAAATAAATCTGAAACTTTACCACCTCTAACTTCTGATACTACCATTGGTGATAATGGGGTATCCCATTGTGTTGCAAAATTATTTCCTTCTGATACATATACTTCATCTAAACTTAATCCTCTTATAAATCCTTGTTTATATGCTGAAGATAAAAAATTAGGATATGTTTCATGAACATAAATAGGAATATCATCTTTTGGTTTATCAAAAACATCAGTACCTAAAACTTTAGTAATATATTTTGATGATGTTGTATCCATAGAACATGTAAATGATTTAGAACCACTTGTTGAACCCGTAACATTGATTGTAAATTCAGCTAATGGATTTTTTAATAAATCATTTCCACTAATATTAAATTGTGTGTTACCTGTTGTTTCAAGTAATAGTGTTTGTCCTGAATATGAACCTCTTGATCTAAAAGAAACAACTACTTGGTTATTATAATCAGTTAATAATGTTGAATTATATGTGAACTGAGTTATATTAAAAGTTCCTGTACCACCTGAAGTATAAACAAATAAATATGAATAAACTTCAGTACCATTAGTATTACATAATTGATTATACCATTCTTTTCCATTTGGGGTTGTCGAATTTATAAGTCCAGTTAATGGTGATATCTCTTCATCACTACTAACCAACCCTGTTATTGAATTTTCAGGTACCAAACCAATAACAAACCATTGACCATTATTTGCATTAGTATTACTACTAAATGTTTGTGTCATATAATCTAAAAAGGTTTCACCATCATAAGTTGTTATACCCGATAATTTTTGGTAAAATGTACTTCCTGTTATTTGTGCATCAGTTGATGGATCACATGTTCCAGAAGTTGAACCACTTAATGAACCTAATTCAACACCACCAATTGTTTTAATTGCAAATGTTTTAACTGGTTTATATCCGGTTAATCCTAATATTTTTGTTACAAAAAGTTGATTTGATTCCTCAAGATACGATTTTGCAACATAAGGTAATTCATACTTTGGATTACCATTACCATCTTTAACAGGTGTTGAACCACCAAAGTATTGTTTAAATTCATTATAATCACTAATAAGTATAGGTTCAAAGGCGGGGCCTTTTAATGTTTCACCAACTAATCCGAGAGTTGTGACACCAACACTTTGTGCAACAAATGTTAAATCTTTTTCTGAGGTGTAGACACCTGGAGATACGAAAACTCTATTTGAACTTGCCATTTTTAAAATTTTGGTTTATTTATTTTATTTCTTATATTATAAATATGTTTATTTTTATGAAAGATTTTTATATATTTTTAAAAAAAGATATAAAAATATCTTTAAAAACATTAAATTATCTTTATGGAAAAAATAATATTAAAAAATATTAAAATAAGTAAAAAACATCACGAAATATTAAAAGAACATTGTGATAAAAATGGATTTAAAATATATAAGATTATCCAAAAATGGATAGAAGAAAATTGTAAATCTAAGAAAAAAGATATATATGGTGAAAATTAACTTAAATAAACAAGACCTATTTTTGAACCAATAATTGGTACACCTAAAAGTTTTACTTTATAGTCACCAGAAACTTCATACCCAACACTTTCTTCTTCAATAAGACCATTAATATCAAAACTAATAACACTATCAATAGATGAGTTTGTGGTGAATTCTAAAGAACTTCCATTGTATATAAAATTTTGATAATAAACATTAAGTGGTTTTCCAAATGTATTTATAAATGAATCGTTTTTACCTTTAAAATATGTTATAGTAATTGTTGAACCTTCAATAGGTGGTTCATCAAAAGTTATTTTAGAAGTTTGAGACACATGGTAATAATCCTCATCTCTAATTTGAACAAGACCATTTATTGTTACGGTAAATAAAATATTAATAGTTTCACCAACACTAAAAGAAGTTTGTATTCCATCAGCAGGAAAAGAAACAATAGTTACTTCAATAGTTTTTGTAACATATTTTTTTATAAAATTATTACTTTGAATAAATTCATTTAATAAAAATAATCTACTAATAGCGGGTTTAACTTCAAACTCTTCGTCATCAATTAAAAACCCTAACATTAAAAAAGAATAATTTTGAATATAAAATCTTCTATTATCTAAAGACTCCATTGGACTACTATCTTCGATTCTTTCTAATACAATTGGAATGTAATGTCCTTTTACTGTGGTATACGATTGTCTAGATGAAAATTTTTGTAATATTTTCCTATTAAAAAGATTTATATCTCTTAATTTATTACAAATAACAGTTACTTCAAATGAAATATCAATTGCAATTGGTTGTGGTATTTTATACACATCCGCACCAATTTGTGTACCATTCCAATTAGGAACTGACGCATAAAAAAATTGTCTTCTATCTGGTATAGTTCTATGAATAGATGGATTAGTTCCAAATTGAACATCAGGTTTTCTGATTACTGCAATGAAAGGTAATTTTATATTACCACTTTCATCAGAAAATGACCAGTTATTTGAAATTTCACCCCATCTTTGTATTGTTAAAATTTTAGGTATTATTGGAATTTCCTCCCCATCAGAAACTATTTTAAAATTTTCTGTTATAAAATTTAACATACCTAAATCAAGGTCTTCATGGAGAATTGAATCAGGTAAAAAAGTATCAGATTTTGTTATTCTTTCCAACAACTCTTTTCTTCTCCCTTTAACATTAGTTTCGTTTATACTATTATTATTAGTGTAAACTTGTATGTCATTTTTTCTTTTAGGTAGTCCCATTTTTTAATTTATTATAAATAATCTCACTTATTTCATTAGGGTCAGTGTAGTTAGATTTTTTTAACGTATCTGTAATCATTATTACCATAGTTTCATAATGACTTATTGGTATATTTTCATATACCTTACTTATGGCGTTAAAATTTATTTTTATTTTATCACTAAATTTATTTTTTATTTCTCTTAATTTCCTAAAAGCAAAATCATCAGCAATAGTCTCAACATACTTCATAAATTCAGCACCTTCTCTAACTGATATTGTTCCAGTATACATTTCATACATCTTTTCAATTCCATATTTTTTATATTGATATTGATGTGATAATTCATGAAAAATGACATATAAAAAAAATGTTAAACCTTTATTTAACGACATATTAGAAATAATAACTCTATCTTCTAACGAAAGACCATAACCTTTAGAAAAATCACTAAATTTAATTAGTTTACATCCTGATTTTTTTAAAAATTCAGTTATCATTGGTATAATAGGTTTTGTTTCAGGATAATTACTTATTATTGTATCGATAAATTCATCAGTACCAATTTGCTCTACCAATAATTTAAGTTGTTCTTCTTTTATTATTATTTTCATATACCTCTAAATTCTGACTCTTGTGCAGGAACACAAGTTATTGTTCTATAATATGGTTTAAAACCAAACATATTGTGTTTATTATCTGATGTTACTTTTCCATCGTTTACTACTGTGTAATATCTTACCCTTTCTTCCGATTCAGGGTAACCAATAAAATCACCATACTTAATATCAATTTTTAATTCTTCCAAATGAGAAATGTAAACTGAAACTACCATATTACCAGGTTCTAAATATCTGTTTAATCCGTTTTTATATGTACTATTTTTTGGTTCTTCAATTTTTACCAAACCATTAAATTCAACGGGTGGAAAAAATTTTATTTGGTCTTTTCCAACTTCACCATAAACATTATCAATATCTGTTCTTTGTGTGTTAATTCTAAATAGTACTAATTTCATATTAAGGTCACCATGGAGATATTCTTGACCTATCTGTTGATTTAATTTAAAATCATCTTCAGAAAAAAATTTAGTGAGTCTTGTTATAGGTATTTTTTGTTTCATATTTAATAAATAGTTTTATTATTAAAAAATTTTTAAGTATATTTGTGTATTATGGAGAATAAAATACCTGAAATAGAAGCTAGAGAAATATTGTTAAAATATGAAGGATTTAACAATCAAATATTAGATTGGAAACAAAAAATGGTTAATAATATAAAATATAATTTAACAAGAACACAATCTGAATATGTTATAAAGTATTGTAATGTTGTACCAAAAATAGCAAAAAAATATATAGTTATTACCAAAAATTTTGCTGAGAATTTAATGAAAGATAAAAATTTATCTTCGTTACCAGAAAAAATTTGGTGTGAAAAATTATTATGTGAAAGTGAAAACGCTTATCATATATGGGGTAAAATTACAGAAAATCAAAATAATCAAGGAATTTGGTTACCAAAATTTGCTGTTATTCAAGAAGAAAAAAAATTAAATAGAGTTATTGATTATTCTCCTTATTCTCATAGGGCACCCATGAATCATCAAAAAGAAGCAATAGAAAAATTATTATCAAATAATAAGTTTATTTTAGCTGACGATATGGGCGTGGGTAAATTCTTGACAAATAATACATTGATTTACACAGAATTAGGT